CTCCAGGAGGAAACAATGTCAACAGAAACCCAAGTCGAAGCCTCCGCGCCCGACACAATTGCAACATCACCAATCTTTGCTTCGGCAAAAAAAGAATTTAAAATGCCTTCGGCAGGCGAATGGATTTCAGCACAGATGCAAGGTGGCGCAATTGCTGCCGAGTTCAATGCTCGTCTCCGCGCAGCTGCTCCAGATGTGACCACCGCTGATCTTGATGGAATTTTACCTCTTCCGATCATCTCGCCCATCTACTCGGGAATTCAGGGCCTGCGCCCTGTGGTCGATGCAATCGGCGCACGTCAAATGCCCCAAAGTGGCAAGGTATTTATCGTTCCAAAGGTCACAACTCACACCTCAATCGGTGGCCCACAAACACAGAACACCACAATCACCGCTGGACAGTACATCGTTGACGACATCCAAATCACCAAGGACATTTACGGCGGATACGTCGAAGTCTCCGAGGCTTCAATTGACTGGACATCGCCAGAAGTACTTCAGGGTCTCCTCGAGGACATGGGCAAAAAATACGCCCTTGCCACCGACAATGCAGCCGCTGACGCGCTTCTTGCAGGAACCTCACAGACAACCGGCAACGTCGCCCCAACCGATCCAGGCGACTGGGTACAGAAGGTTTATGCTTGCGCAAACACCATTCTTTCAAATGGCAACTACCTCCCAGATCACATGTTTGTGTCTGGTGACGTATTTGCGCAGCTTGGTTCACTTGATGACACATCAGGTCGACCATTGTTTCCGCAAGTTGGCCCAATGAACGCATTTGGCTCAATGAACGCAGGTTCACGCGAAGCAGTTGTCTTTGGGTTGCGTCTCGTAGTCGACACCAACTTTGCAGCAAAGACCACCATTGTGGGTGCAGCAGCAACTGGTGCATATCGTTGCTATGAGCAGCAGAAGGGCGCAATCAGCCTGGACAACCCATCGACATTGTCACGCACAATCGCCTTCCGCGGATATTTCGCACCGAAGATGATTGACGCTGGACAATTCATGAAAATCCCTCAGGCTTAAACCTGAGACACGACAGGGACTGACTAATGGCTACTTACGATCTCGCGTTTCATACGCGCCTCGATAATTACGCCATTTTTCAGACCTTTGTTGAGACTGGCATACAGGTCGGGGACTCCGTAACAGTCACAGGCGCAAGCCACGGATTCAACGCAACGGCAACCATTGTCTCAACACAAGACTTTGAATTCATCGGAGTATCTGACGAGGGCGACCTTCTCTTTGACTCCGATGTAATTCGTCTTTACCAGTTCATGTATGTCAACGCAGGAACAGACTTCGCCCGTTCTGTTGCTACCGGCACAGTCCAATTCACACCAAGCATCTCTTGGTGCACAAATGCAATGGTTCTCGAGTTCTTAGGAATTGACGTTGCAACCGCCAACGACACCGCCTTCATCACCACTTGCGTCGCAGCTGCAAACTCATACATTTATCGCAAACGTCGCGAAGCGGGCTACACCGACAGTCAGTCAACAGTCCCAGACGCGTCAGTAAAATTGGGCACCATCCTTTACGCAGCAACCTTGTATCGCGAACGCGGATCAGCAGACTCCTTTGCGTCTTTTGACTCAATGTCTTCAATTCCCGTTCCCTCAACAATGGGACGCATCATGGCTCTCATTGGTTGCGGAAGACCACAGGTCGCATAATGGCTGCCACAGGAATCCTCGTCGACGCAGTTAACGCAATCAAAACCGCCCTCACAGCTCTCGGTCTTAAACCCGTCACAGATCCCCGAAACGCGCGCCCCATGTCCGTCATGATTGAACTCCCCTCAATGACATCATGGACATACAACGTCGGCGACTTTCGGATTCCCGTCCGAGTCTTGGCAGCCCCTCCAGGCAACCAGGACTCAGGCGATTACCTCATGTCAACCGTTGACACAATCATGAACTCGTCCATCGCAGTCGTAGACGCCCGTCCAGGCAACGCGAACTACGGCGGGCAAGATATACCCACATACGACCTCACCGTGGCAATCGCGGTGCGTAGAAACTAAGGAGCCGACATGGCAACAACAACATTCCTCTCGAATGCCACCATCAACATCACGCAAGGTGCCACCACAACCGACTTGTCGGATCAGGGCAACGCCTGCACAATCACAGTCGGCTACGACCCTCTCGAGTCAACCGCATTCGGCGACACAGGTCACCGCTTCACTCAAGGCCTACAAACAGTTGACGTGTCAATTGACTTCTTTCTTTCCTACGGCGCAACAGAAGTTGAAGCAATCCTTGCTTCGTGCCTTGGCACCGGCACAACCATTTTGACCATCTCGCCATCTGGCACATCAGAGACCGCCAGTAACCCTGAGTACGTCATCACAAATTGCATGCTCTCTTCCTTTACACCAATCAACTCAACCGTAGGCTCCCTTGCAACTGTCACCGCACAGTTCACAGGTGGCACCTGGGCACGAGACATCACACCGTAAACAACAAACAGAGGGAAACATGAAAATCACACTCAAAGTCACACCGAACGAAGGCGAACCATATGAAGTCACAACGAACCTATTCGTTGTTGTCGCATGGGAACGCCGAACCAAGCGTCAAGCATCATCACTTGCAAACGGCATTGGAGCTGAAGATCTTGCCTTCTTTGCATACGAATCCGCGAAGCAATCAGGAGTCACAGTTCCGGCAATCTTTGACGATTACATCAAACGCATTTCAGCAGTTGAGGTTGTCAGTTCCGAGGCTCCAAACCCTACCGACGCGGCACTTACCGACGCTCAATAGCGGAAGTACTTGTCGCGACGGGATATTGGGCATTGCCAGACTTCGACATAGACGACCTCTTCACAGTTGTCGAGTTGTTGAACGAACAACAGAAAGCCTCGAAGCGTAGATAATGACAGTCAACACTTCAATAGAAATGACAGGTCTCAAAGAGGCGATTCGTTCCCTCAACAAGATTGAACCTGGATTACGCAAAGAGTTTGTGGCACAAGCAACCCGTATTGCACAACCCGCAATCAACGAAGCGCAACGGGGCTATCAACGCGAGTATCTTTCTGGCATGCAACGCAAATGGACACAAAACGGAAAAAAGATATTTCCGTTCTCTGTTGCAAAAGCAATTTCAGGTGTCAAGTTAAAAGTTGACGCATCTCGAGAAGCCGTGTCCCTGATCTACATCACCCAAACAAATGTCGCAGCTGCAGTATTTGAAGCAGCGGGACGTGCCAACCAAAACCGTCTTGGCGACTCACTAGGGCAACTTCGTGCCGGTACAACTCGAGTTCTTGGGCCTGCCGTCTTTCGCAAGCGCGGAGAAATTGAACGTGAAATGCAATCCGCATCCCAAGCGGTTATTAACCGCGTCGAAAAGGAACTCAACTAATGGCACTAGCAATCCCAATCATCTCTTCATTTGACGGCGACGGAGTTTCAAAAGCAATCAAATCTTTCAAGCAACTTGAGACAAATTCCGAAAAAGCACAGTTCGCAATCAAGAAAGCAGCCGTTCCCGCAGCTGCAGCAATTGGCGCACTAACCGTTGCTCTCGGCGATGCCGTTTCCGCAGCCATTGCAGACACCGCAGCACAAGAAAAACTTGCCGGTCAACTTGCCCGAACCACAGGAGCCACCGACGCCCAAATCAAAGCCAATGAAGACTGGATCAGTACCCAAGGCAAACTTCTCGGATATACCGACGACCAACTTCGTCCGGCACTTTCAAAACTCGCCACCCAGACCCACGACCTCACGGAAGCGCAAAAAGGCGTCTCGTTAGCTATGGACATTGCTACCGCAACTGGAAAGCCTTTAGAAGCCGTTACAACCGCCTTAGAGAAGGCTTACGGCGGGAACATGGGTGCCCTCAAAAAGTTATCTCCTGAGATTGGCGCGATGGTTAAAGGCGGCATGGATCTAGACGGCGTCATGGGCGTCCTCTCAAAGACGTTTGGCGGGGCAGCATCAGACGCAGCCGAAACCACCGCAGGCAAATTTGCAAGAATGAAAATTGCCATCGATGAAACAAAAGAATCAATCGGGGCGTCGCTGATGCCCGCAGTAGAGAAAGTCCTTCCCTACCTTCAAGGCATGGCAGATTGGGCACAAAAGAACCCAGGAGTCTTCACAGTCATTGCCGGCACAATCGGTGCAGTTGCCCTTTCAATCCTTGCCGTTAACGCTGCAATGGCACTCAACCCATTTGGGTTAATAGCAGTCGGCATTGGACTACTGGTCACAGGCATCGGAATTGCATACACCAAATTTGATGGATTCCGCTCTCTTGTTAAAACAGTTGTCAACGGACTATCCGACTATTTCGAATTCATGGCTAACGCATGGATCAAAGTCACAAACGTCTTGATTACAGGATTAAATTTGATTAGCCCTTTCAAAGACATCCCGAAGCTTGGCAACGTGTCTTTTGGTCACATTGGCCCAGACGCAGCACCTTTTGTGACTGCTGCGCAAGCCGACGCAGCAATGTTCGGCGGGGGAAGTTCTGGCAAAGTTTCTGCAGCTGCGCCAACACCAATTGCCTCGGCACCTTCAATGAGTGGTCGTTCAAGCGGTGGCAGTTCAAGGAATACAGATGCCTCAGTTCCTTACATTTCAATGGAAAGTAGGGCTCCGCACATAGTTCAACTTGGGCCACCGCAAAATTCAAGTAACGCTTT